TGTAGTTGAGAAAAGACTTGTCCATGATGGCGACCCTTTATTGGCTCGTCACCTAGACAATGCTGTAGTCAAATCAGATAACTTAGGGGTCAGAATAGTGAAAGAGAACAGACAATCAGCGCGCCGAATTGACGCGGCTGTAGCGATGGTGATTGCCTATGATAGGGCGACAACAAGTAGAATAGAACCCGAACAACTAACTCCAGGTGTCTATGTCTTCTAAATTGGTCACAGCTCTACAGGTTGCAGGGGCAATCCTAATCAGCACAGGGTTAGGAATCATCTTCTTGCCTCTAGGTCTAATTGGCCTTGGGGTCTTTTCAGTCTTGTTTGGACTAGCACTAGAGAGAACAAATGCTCAATAACCTATTCGAGAAAAGAGCAGTCACACCTAACAGCCTTTGGGGTGCAGGTCTTGACTTTGAACTTCAGAACAACTCTGGCACTTACATCACCGAAGACAACATCTATAAGCTCGCTGGAGTCTCGGCTGCAATCTCGCTAATCGCTGGAACAATCTCAACCTTGCCAATGGAAGCATGGGTTCGCAGAGATGGGCAGAAGCTTTTGATGAGGCCAAAGCCTGACTGGGTAAACAGACCAGATGTTTCTTTCGTTGACCGCACCCCATTCATCAGCTCAATCATCGCTTCCCTCATGCTTGACGGCAACGCTTTCATCCGAATCTTCAGAGACGAAAACGGATTACCTCTGAATCTTATGGTTCTAAACCCAACCAAGATTGAAGTCAAGCGCAACCGCAATGGTCGCGTCATGTTCGTTTATGAAGAAGACCAGAAGACTTACAACTCAGACGAGATTCTGCACATTGTTGAATCGGTTATGAGACCAGGTGCTATTCGCGGTGTCTCAAGAGTCGAAGAGATGAAAGACGCTCTTGGTCTTGGACTTGCTCTTGACTCATACGCTCAGCGATTCTTTGGACAAGGCGCATCGGGTAACTACGCTCTAGTGACTCCTCAGTCTTTGACAGAGGACCAAGCCAAGATGCTTGCTAAGTCTGTAGATGCTCGTCATGGCGGTTGGAGAAAAGCTCACAAGACAATCGTTCTGCACTCTGGTCTTGACATCAAAGACATAGGCATAAACCCAGAAGAGTCACAGCTACTTGACTCACGCAGGATGTTTATTGAAGACCTGTGTCGAATCTGGAACATTCCTTCGCACATGATGAATCTGCCAGGCACTCAAACTTTCTCATCGGTCGAGGCCACTCAAATCGAGTTTGTCACCCATACGCTCAGACCCTATGTTGCAATTATTGAGAATTCACTTTCGACTTTGCTTCAGGTCTATCCAAACGGACAGGGCGCATTTGTTGAGTTCAACATGAATGCTCTTCTAAGAGGCGATGTTCAATCTAGGTTCAACGCATACTCGCAGGGAATACAAGCTGGAATCTTGACGACCAATGACGCAAGAGTCGCAGAAGGTCTATCAAAGATTGACGGCGGAGACATCCTTAGAGTTCCACTTGCGAATGTCAACATTGACGCAGCAGACCTATCTGCAACCGACAAGCGTGTCCTCATGGCACAGCGACTAATCGTTGCAGGTTTCGACCCTGCCGAAACACTCGCTGCTATGGGCTTGCCCGCAATCGCACACACAGGCGTTCCAAGCGTTCAACTTCAAGGTGTCGCACAGATTAACCCTGCCGACCCAAGCTCTGTTTATTTGGAGGGATAATGCAAGCACCCGCAACGCTAAACCTAAACTGCTGGCAAGGCGCAACTTTTGATTACAACCTGACTTGGACTTTGAACGGAACAGCGGTCAATTTGACTGGCTACTCGGCAAGGATGCAGGTCAGAGAAACTTATGATTCAACAACACCTGTCATCAGCCTTACATCTGGAACTGGCATCACACTAGGCGGAACTGCTGGCTCAATCCTGCTCGATATCTCTGCAACTACAACCGCAGGCGTTCCATCTGGTCAGTATGTCTATGACCTTGAGCTAGTGACTTCGGGAGGTTATGTCACTCGCTTACTAGAAGGCAACTTCAATGTTGACCCAGAGGTAACTCGTTGAGCGTAATCACAGTCACAAGTGGGACAAGCATTGTTCAAGTCACCGCACCGAATACCGCAACAATAACCACTAGCGGAACATTCAGCGCAACTGTCAATCAGAACCAAGCCACACTTGTAGACAACATCATCGGCGCAACAGCAATCGCCGAGCCTGCCTACATCCAGTTCAATGTCAATTCAGTTCCCTCTATTGCAGTTGGTCGCATCGGCTGGAATGACGCAGACAAAACCCTAGAGCTTGGCATGACCCCGACTGTCAATCAGAATGTCGGGCAAGAGCTTTTCATCTTGGCAAAGTCCTCGGATAACACCGAACGCACTAAAGGCAAGGCTGTCTATGTCACAGGCTCAGATGGCAATAACAAACTTGTCGCATACGCTCAGGCAAACTCAGAGGTTACTAGCTCAAAAACCATTGCAGTTATGGCAGAGACAATTAGTGGTGGAAGCAAAGGATTCGCTGCCAGCTTTGGACTTGTCAGAAACATAAACACGAACGGACTAACCGAAGGCGCAGCAGTTTGGCTTTCCCCAACAGTTCCAGGTGGGTTAACTTCCACAAAGCCAGTCCCGCCAAACAACTCAGTCTTTATTGGCTACTGCGTTAGAGCCAATCAGAACAATGGTGTTCTATTCGTCAACATCCAGAATGGATACGAACTAGACGAACTTCACAATGTCAAGTTCAATGGCCTAACCGATGGACAGTCGCTTGTTTATGATTCCGCAACACAGCTCTGGGTCAATGAGACAGTCTTAGGACAACCAACAGTTTTATCGGTTGGAACAGTTACCAGCGGAACTGCCGCAGCGGTAACAGTTACAGGCACAGCACCATCGCAGACTTTGAACTTTGTTTTACCAAAAGGTGACAAGGGTGACACAGGAGCGACTGGCGCAACTGGAGCGACAGGCGCAACAGGGGCGACAGGTGCAACAGGGCCGCAGGGTGTCAAGGGGGACAAGGGTGATAAAGGTGACACAGGGGACACAGGACCAGCGGGAGCAACTGGGGCAACAGGCTCACAAGGTCCGCAAGGTATTCAGGGCGAGCAAGGTATTCAAGGACTCAAGGGCGACAAAGGCGATAAAGGCGACACAGGCGATACTGGTCCAACTGGCCCTGCTGGTCCTACTGGGGCGACTGGCGCACAAGGCCCACAGGGTATTCAGGGTGAGACTGGACCTGCTGGACCAACAGGAGCAACAGGAGCTACTGGAGCGACAGGACCAACAGGCGCAACAGGACCGCAAGGCGCAACTGGAGCAACTGGCCCACAAGGGCCATCTGGAGTTGTAGCTGCAACATCGCCGATTGTTTACAACGCTGAAACTCAAACAATCAGCATAAACACAACCGCAGGTGGCATCACAATAAACGGAACAGCGGTTGCACTAGGGGGAACAATAACTGTGAATGCGAGGCTCGGCTAATGCCATACTTCATAACTGATTCATCACCTGACTGCGCTGGATGGGCAACCATCAAAGAAGACGGCGAAGTAATCGGCTGTCACACAACCAAGCAAGATGCCATTGACCAGATGGTCGCTGTCTCAATTGCAGAGGGCATTGAGCCAGGTGGAGAAAGAGCAAGACCAACTGAGTTAGAGGTTGGCGATTATGTTTCTTGGAATACTTCAGGCGGTCGAGCCAGAGGCGAGATTGTCCAGATTGAGCGAGACGGAACAATAAATGTCCCAGACTCCGACTTTACAATCACAGGAACTCCTGATGACCCTGCTGCCTTGATTCAGGTTTACCAGCGAGTCGAAGGCGGTTGGGATGACACCGATGTTTATGTCGGACACAAGTTCTCAACGCTGACAAAGATTGACCCGCTACCAGAGCCAATGGATGAACCTGATGAAGAAGACGATGACGAGGTTCGTCAGGTTGACCTAACTGCACCTGCCTACATGAGAGCATCTGCTCGCAGAGGTTTGCAATGGTATTCAGAAGGGCTTGGCGGTGACGGATTAGTTGACCGCACAATCAGAGAAGCTAGAGCAATGGCTGAGGGCAATGTCTCCGCCGACAAGTGGGTTCGCATCGCAGCTTGGATTGCAAGACATTTGGGAGATTTAGATTCACCTGACGCAAACCCTTCATCAGAAAACTTTCCATCGCCAGGAGTCGTTGCAATGGCTCTTTGGGGTGGCGGAACAACTAAGCGTTCTGCAAGACGAGCGATGGCTTACGCAGAAGGTGTAGTCGCTAGACTAGAAGCGGAGCAAGAGAGAGCAAAGATGAAACACGAAACCAGAAACTTTGACGCTAACTTTGAGCTAAGAGAAGAAGGCGATGGCATGACTTTTGTTGGCTACGCTGCAAAGTTCAACTCACCATCAGAAGACTTGGGTGGATTTGTTGAGACTATTGAAGCTGGCGCATTCCGCCGCTCGCTACGCTCTCGCAACGATGTAAAGCTGTTGGTCAATCACGACACAGGCCGAGTTCTCGCATCTACTCGCTCAGGCACAATGAAGCTTTATGAAGACGAGATTGGTCTCAGGGTAGAAGCAAGCCTCCCGAATACAACTGACGGCAGAGACATGGCAGAACTTCTCCGCAGAGGCGACCTAAACAAGATGTCATTTGGATTCTCTGTCATCAAGGATTCATGGAACAACGAAATGACCGAAAGAACTCTAAAGTCTGTCAGATTATTTGAGACAAGCATTGTCGCTTTTCCAGCCTATGCCGCAACTGAAGCAATGGTTCGCTCACTTGACAAGACGGCTAAAAGAGCGCAGGTTGACGCTGACGAACTAGCAGACGCAGTTCTAAAGCTAGAAGAGGGCGCAGACCTAAGCGACTCTGAGGCAGAGCTAATCAAGAAAGTTGTTGACACTCTTTCGCCTGTGACACAGGTAGAAGAAGAAAAAGCAGAAGAACCAAACCTGCTAGAACTCAAGCGCAAACAGCTTGACCTATTACTAAAGAAGGGCTAATGGCTACTAAAGACCAAATCAAAGAGACAATTCTTGCAATCGCTGGCAACCCTAGCGTTGGAGAAGTTTATTCACTAGCTGACAAGTGGGCTGATGCTATTTGGAAGTTAGACAACAAAGATGTCGCAGTCAACGAAGACAGCGATAGAAACAGCGGCGCATCGGCGACAGCCGCTACAAAGGAAACTCGCATTCTTAAACCAACTGAAACGCGCAACCCCTGAGCGCAAGGTTTTAGCGAGTAACCACCCCAGAGGGTCTAATCCTTTCTACCTCTGGGGTTTTCCTTTACCTAGTAGAATATAAACAGGGTTGAGTGTAAGCACCGCCTGTTATTCAGTTCTGCGTAAGCGCGGCTGAAGTCAATAAAACTATTAGGAGACCAAAATGTCACAGTCCTTTATTAAGGCACAGGCTGAGGCTCGTGCAAAGGCATGGGAGGAAGCAAAGGCCCTGCTTGACTCCGCCGCTGCTGAGAAGCGCGACTTGACTGCTGAAGAGCAGAACAAGTTCGACCGCATTAACGCAGACCTAGACGAGCGTGCAGCCGCAATTGAAACCATCCGCAAGGCAGAAGAGCGTGAGGCTAAGGCCGCATCTCTAGCAAGCGGTTATGAAGTAGCACAGACTTCAAAGTCTGACTACGACTATGTTCGCGCACTTGTAAGAGGAGAGATTCGTTCTCACCAATTCGAGACTCGCGGAACAATGACACCATCCAACGCTTCTGGCGTTGTGCCTCAGTCTTTTCTGAATCGCGTATATGAGCTTGCGAGAGAAGCAGGACCGATGCTCGACCTCGGAGAGCGTTTTGAAACTGCGGCTGGAAATGATTTGAAGATTCCAATTTTGACAAATTACGCAACTGCTGTTCTTGAGACACCAGGTGCAACCATTGACGAGTCAGAGCCAACCTTCAGTTCAATCACTCTGGGAGCTTATAAATATGCATTCCTCGTGCCTGTAAGTTCCGAACTTCTACAGGACTCTTCGCTGGACCTCGCAGAAGTTCTTGCTCGTGCTGCTGGTAACTCAATCGGTGTTGCAGT